AGAGAGACGGTCAGAATTCCGTTCTTCAGAGCAGCGTCCCGTACCACCATCGTGTCAGTTAGAATAAACTGACGGAAGAAAGAGCGTCCGGCAATGCCTTTGATGACATATGCGCGTTCGTCTTTTTCTGTCTTCTTGCCAGAAATCTTGAGAAGATTCTTTTCGGTTTCTACCGAAACTTCTTCTTCCGTATATCCGGCAATGGCGAGTTCAACTGCGTAGTTGACATCGTCTAACTTAACAATATTGACGGGAGGGAATGCTGCGTTGGACGAATTGACGAAATCTGATGCGTGGTCTAAAACATCAAACACGCGGTCAAAGCCAAGAGCAGAGGGCAAATAGCGATCGAATAGACTGTTAGTCATTTGTGTACTCCTTTAAAAGCAAGTTAAAAAAACTGAACCCCGATTGGGCATCCAGCGTTCTTATTTAGTCCCGGTAGACCCAAAGCCGCCAGCGCGATTGCCTAGCAAGTCAGGTTTATCCGTAGTTTCTGCAAACTTGAATTGTTCGTTGCGAACAATCTCGCCCTGACAAATACGCTCATGCTTAGCAATAGTCTGCGCAACTGAAGACACGTTAGCAATCAATGCAAACACCTGCATACGGTAGTCTACATCTACGATTCCAGTGCCGTTAGCAAGAACCAATCCGCGCTTTAATGCAAGACCAGACCGCGAATGTAACCGCAAAGAATAAGTATGCTCAACCGTGTCCGGGAACTTGAAGATTAGCCCTGTAGGAATGAGAAGACGTTCGCCAGGATAGATAATAACATCATGCGTGTCTTTTTCAATCCAACGCTCTACAGAAATATTGTATTCGTTATAGCCATGAACGATATCATTCACTGGGCAATATTCGATATCAAAACAGTTTGCGTAATCAGTACCCCACTTAGGTAGTCTGACATCTGCACTCATTCTATAAATTTCAATGAACATCGTATACTCCTGTCAAATATTTACAACGTATCTCGAAATACCAACACTTGTCACCGTACTGATACCAAGGACTAAAATTTCCTTTACCAAATATTTCGTCAACGGCTCGAACCACACCAGGAAAAAATTCATTAAAATCGTGCCCTGCCATGACTCCGCCGACTTTCATCTTTGGCAAGTATGCCAAGATATCTCTTTTGACGCCTTCATAACTATGGTCGCCATCAATGAATATAAAATCGATTGAATTGTTCTCAAACTGTTCTGCTGCCTTTACAGAATCAGAAACAACAGTTCTTACCACATTCTCTACAGGTTTAATGTTTTCTTTGTATTTTTGATACAACGTGTTCTGTACAATTTCTTGACGGCTGACGTGTTCTTCACTGCCACCAAAGGTATCGATGGCAGTAAATTCTATTTGCTTACCAGAATTTATAATTTCTACTGCCATAGCGACCGTAGAACGCCCTTCCCATGCACCAATCTCTACAAATTTGCTTCCGGAAGGAAACCGTTGTACCATATTCAAGTAAAGATGAAAATAAGAAAACCAATTATCGGTAAACTTGCTATCATCTTGAAAATAATGCTCCACGTCAATTTACTCCATTTCAGGGATTTCGCGTCTCTTCTTTCCGATTGTATACTTGCTAACCAACTGCCATTCTGCTTTCTCTTTGTGAGGAAGGATCTTAATTTGGCTGATTGGTGCAATGTTGTCCTTAGACTTATCAGGGTCAACAAGTTTGACTAGACCCCACTCTGATATCAAATTAGCAATCGTATTCCGGCGAGCAATATCGTTGTCCGTAATGCTGCTAGGCTTGCCGTCGAGTTCAAACAACTCTTTAAAATGTACAATGTAGTACTTGCCTTGCTTGTGCAAAATATGGCATGATTGGTATAGGATATTATCCTTCTTTGCCGCAACGCCGATGCGAGTTAATGTTTCGCGAACTTTTAGAAAGTCATCTTCCTTGGCGAGCGTCACCTCTACTAATTTTTCCAAAGTCATATCAGTCACCTTTATTGATTCTTGTTTTAATCATTGCGATTTGCTCATCATTAAGAATCCGTAAGGCATCATATGCTTTGGAATCTGAGTATCCATAATATTCTTTGATAGCCAGCAAATCACTGCTTTCCGTTCTCTTAAACCATTTGGAATACGGTCTTTTTTGAGCACGTACCATATTTAGTAAAAAGTCGTATTTGAGTTTGCTATCTAGATTCGGATACTTGTTAACTTCGTTAGCAATCAGACACGTGTCTCGATGAAAAGAAAGTGCCTTGTTTACCATGAAAGAAGAATAACTCTTTTCGTCTTGTTCGGTCAGCAGTGCATATTCTTTGGTCTGCAGAATGCTTGGAAGAATTTCTTTGAATAGGTCAGCCATGATAATTCTCTAGGTATTTTACTGCGTTTCTCACTTTGGTGAGGTCATCACCGAAATTGCCTAAAGCGCGATTACATTTACCGCATACCCATCCACGAAAATTTCCATTAGAATGGTCATGGTCAACTACCCACGCAGATTTCATCTTTAGAGTTTTCAACTTAAGTGACCCTATAATTTCTTTCGAGTTTCTTTCGCAGATTGGGCAAGTGTAATCGTTGCTCGGATGTTCAATCTGCTTTCTAATTTTTCTGGCACGCGCCTTGTGCTTATAGTCGCATTTTCTGCATTGAGAACGTCGCTTGTTGCCGCCACTATCATAAGCATATGCTTCTATGGGTAGATCTAGTTGGCAACTATTGCAAAAGTAAAACTTAACTCTGTGCCCTGTTTCATCAGGGGAGAAAAAATGATGTAGACTCATACAAACTTACACTCTACCATCATTTCAGTGAAGCAAGCAGTGAGATTCAGCTCTTGGTCTGCAACGAACCCTGCTTGGTATTGATACTTGGCAAGAATGATGACAGCATTAGGAATGGTAGACTTATCCATAATATCATAAAGAGCATCATAGATACGACGATACATCCGTACTGGGTCATCACCGCCATTCTCAGCAACCCACTTGCGCATCTCCGTAAAGTTTTGGTCCTTTAGTGCCTTTACCAAACCAGAAAGAGATACATCAGCAACAGCAGATAAAATACCAGCATCAATCGTGCCACTAGCCGAGTATCGTTGCAACTCATTTAAAATTCTCCGAAAGTCAGGGAAATACTTCTTAATGACCTCAACAACAACCTGCTTGTCAAACTCAACTTCTTCATTTTTTAGAATGGTGCTGACTCGCTGGAAAAACTGCTTAGCAATAACAGGCTTGTCAGCATTCTTAAGTTTAAATTCAACAACGGCACATCGAGAATGCAACGGCTCAATGATACGGTTCTTGTAATTACAAGTCATGATGAAAGTGCAGTTATGGGCAAACTCTTCCATAGCAGCGCGCATGGCTGGCTGCGTAGAGTTTGCATTTAGATAATCTGCTTCGTCGATGATGATAACTTTCTTGCCGCCAGTCAAGGAAACAGCACTGGCGTAGTTCTTAATCTTGGTGCGAAACGTGTCGATGCCTGATTCGTCAGACCCGTTAATCATTAGAAAGTCGCAACCAATTTCATTACATAGTGCCTTGGCAACCGTAGTCTTACCTACACCAGCACTACCACAAAGCAAGAGATGGGGAATCTCGCCTTTGTTTACATACTCTTGGAACGTATTCTTATAAGACTCAGGAAGAATACATTCCGCAATAGTCTTCGGTCGATATTTCTCGACCCACAATGATTCGCTCATAATAAATCCTCACTTGTAATCCCATGGCTCAGGTTTTTCCAACCATTTCTGTATAAACTTCCAAGACTTCTCATAGCCGTGATGCGGCAATGTGCAAGCAGAGCAGTCTTTGCGGACTAGTCCGTTCTTGTCAGTAAATACTTTATACGGTCCTGGACATTTTGTGAACACTAGGGGGCAATAACAAAACAGACAGTTGAATTCTTTGTGCGGTTTATGGCACGGAAGAAATTCGCACTGGGTATTAGTATACCCTTTAAAGTGCGAAGAGTCAACTTTATCTTTAGGTTCCATAAGAAAGAGGGCGGGGAGGGTGAAGTCCCACAATGAGCAGTCTGGCGGAGTGTATTGTCAGCATGATGCTGCGCCCTCTAGTATTATATAGGTTAATCAGCGATTGCTTCGCTTCCGGCGAGTGCGCCATAAGCATCGCTAAACTCTTGATTAGCAGCAACTTCTTCCTCATAAGAACGCTTATGGAAAGTCTTAGCCAGTCGCCGCGCAATCTTAGGTGGAATTTCGTATTCCACCTTCATCTTTTCAATCACATCCTTGATGTAATCGCGTTCTGCTTCAATCCTAACCATAGAGTTAGAAATCTGCTGAAGGCACTCAAGAATTTCGCTCTTAGTACGAGTATTGATAATCATAGCATTAACCAAACGTGCTCTGAGCCGCTTCGATAGCAATGAAATACTTGATTGGCTTAGTCTTATGTGCAAACAAGGCAAGACCCTTCTTGGCAATCTTTACGTCGTATGCGCCATCAACCAACTTGAAGTTTTCAACCTTCATAACGACGCGGAACTTGGTGCCGTCTGCTTCGCCAATCTCAACCTTAGACTGGTCAGAAGAATCGTCCTTCACGTCAGTAGCAAGGAAGTGAATAACTTCGCCGTCGCTTTCAAAAACAAAATTTGGCGAACCGGAAATACCAGCAGACTTCTTCATCCAATCAAGGTCGGCTTGCTCAAGAGTAAACTCACAATCGGCTGCGCCGAAGTTGATTGGCTTATCTGGAGGAGTAACGATAACCTGAGAAGAACAATACTTGATATTGTCGTTCTTCTTATTGTCGCTAGTAGAAATGTTTACTCGGTCTTGCGCAAAAGAAACTTCTGCGTCCTTGTAAAGAGACATCTTAGCGAGCAACTTGTTCAAGTCATAAAGAGCAAACTCACGGGGGAACTGCTCAGCAACCGTCGCTTCTACATAAATTGTACGCAGGGGCGAGATAGTCTTGAGTACAGTGCCTTCCTTAATCTGAATGCTCTGATTGATGTTAGAGAAATTCTTTAGAATTTCAACGGTTTCTGTAGACAGTTTCATAATTAACCTCTTTCAATAGTAGAACGTTTATTATACGCGAAGTTGACCAATAAGTCAACCTTTTCAATCAACTCATCTAATGTATGGTTGTTGTTGATTTCAAAATCAATTTTAGAACCAATCCATGCCCACTCGCTAAAGTGTACATCAGGATACTTCTCAGCCATACCGTAGTAGTTAAACGATTTGTTAACCTTAAGAGCAGTATCATACCACTCGGGGTCTGGTCCGCGACGGACACGAACAATAATACCACCTGCATCATGAATTGCTTTGATTTCATTGGGGAAACGAACATCAGCAATTACATAGTTGTTCCAAGGTGCGTTCTCGCACCGACGCAGAACGGTATGAACCCAGAGGTCTGGATGGAAAACATCCCGCCCAGCCTCTGTGCCCATTAGTTGTAGAGCAAGTCTCGGAGAGAAATCTTTGCCTAGTTTCTTAGACCAGTACTCATCTTTCTGTTCTCTCCATGAACGCGACTCGGGTGTATCGCCTTCAAGAAGAGCGCGATCCCAACCAAAAATAGTTGAGACCGCATCCTTGACACTATTAGCAAAACTTTCTTTAAAGAAATCGTGCCGATCTACTAAAAGATCGGCGACGGTTCCTTTGCCGGCTCCGATAAAGCCAACAAGCCCTACAATCATAAAGTACCCACATAATTAGCGACAGCAGCAAGGTCGCCAGTAAACGGATATGTTCCAACGTGATGTGTCTTCATCCACGGGCAAAGCCAAATCTTGCCGCCCATGTTACGCCACCACTGACAGAACATATAGTCTTCGGAAAGATAACGGTCAGAACCGCCAACCTCAACTTCAGTTCCGTTCATGTTAATCTTACGCTTGCGGTCGATAGCAGTATCAAAGAACGCATGGATATAACGAGTGCCGTCGAAGTTAGCCTGACCAACATGGTCTGGCTTATATGAAAACTCAGGATAAGTCTCCTTAAACTTTTCAAACACTTCGCGCCTAATCATCATGAAACCTGTACCGATTTCAAGAACCTCAATCAGTTCATTGACCTGAAAACGTTCAGTTCCCGGCACTGGATTGAATACGAAATCGCCAGCGCACTTTTCTAGTTCTGCACCAGTGATATCAGGATTACGCTTTACTGCCTGAATGATAGACGACCACTTGATGGTCTTCTTAGGATATGGTGCTCCAATGATATCCTTATCCAAACCAAGCATAGCAATTACGTCGCGAGGATCGTAGTGAATATCCGCGTCAATGAAAAGCAAATGCGTACAGTTGGAACGAAGAAATTCGTCTACCAAATAATTTCGTGCGCGAGTAATTAGGGATTCATTGAAGATAAATGAAAACTTAACGTCGATCCCGTGCTGAATACACAGCGATTGCAAGTCTAGATTAGACTTGTGATACATACCGAAATTCTGTCCACCGTACTGAGGCGTCGCAACAAACAGTTTGCGCTTCTTCAAATCCTCAACCTTAAATTCTAACTGTGCCATTATTATTCACTCCAATTAAAGTAATCAGCAATATAACCGATAATGTTCTGCTGGTCAACCGTGTTGTTGTTCTGCATTACATTTATATAGTCCATCAGCACCAAAGAACTAGAAATATTAGAAATCTTTGTTCTACGACCGTTGATAAACTTATCATCCTGCGTATCGTTGCGGTCAACGTGACGTTGCTTGATGATATCATTCTTCGCCTCAAGAACGAGAATTTGAAAGTCTACGTTATACTTAGAGATAAATTCTAGGTACTTGCTGTTAAACAATCTATCGCCCTCAAACAGAACATTGACGTCTGAGTTTTCATAGTGTAGACTACTAATAAACTTTTCAGCATCTGGCTGCACTGCCATGCTCAACCTATCCGTGCCTTGAAAGGTACTTCCCTTTTCATACTTGCCTAGGATATAGGTATTCAACTTCTTGCTATAGATAGCATCGAGAAGTTTCTCAGGCTTACAAGTTACCCAGTCATCTGCCTTATCAATAAGACTAAACATCAACGTCGTTTTACCGACTGCTGGCTCACCGCCAATCGCCATAACTTTCATATTATACCTCAAATAGATGGTCTAGTGTTGTGGGCTGTGAATTAGTATTGTCTACCATATCATTAAACGGGTTCTTGAATACGCTCCAATCTTTATCCATCATGATAACTTTCCCGGTCAGTCTAAAGACGTTTTGCTTTTCTTTGCAAAGTCCTGGGTCAGCAGGATTATCTTCTAACCGCAAATTCTTAGGCAAACACTCTTTACGCATTTGCCAGAACATCTTTCCCACTTCCGGTCCCCATTCACTTTCAGCATACTTGATACGATTGTACATCATATCCATATACACGTTAGGATAACGTCTATTAGGTCTGTACCAAGACTTACAGCAGCAAAGAGTACTTTCTAAAGTGAAGTAAGAAACGTCTGGATGTTTGATTCGCGCCTTGGCTTCGTCTAAAAGCAATGCGCCTTCTTCTTCTAACCAACTAAGGACTTCTTCACTATATCCTTCAAAATCAGGATTATGCGAATCCTTAACGTCATACCAGTCTAGGTCATCGCGCCCTAGAACCTTACATAACCCGTTTCTATGGCTCTTGCTGCCGCTAATGTCACGCAAGAATAGACTATCGCAATCTAGCGGCATACCCTGAATGCGAAGATATTCAAGATAAGAAAAGGTAGATAGTCTACCGAAAGAAAGAAAGTTGTTACGCACGAAGTCCCAAGTGTTTCTAAAATTCTGGTATACATCAGACGTATTCATAACACTCATAAACATGGCTTCTTGCGAACCAAACTTATCTACTTGCTTCTTATAAGATTCTACGCACTGAGGAAATCCAGTCTTACCAATCTTAAAATACTTGCGGTCAGAGTCCCAACCAGACCCTGCCTTAAACTTGCTATGGAAAATATTCCACCAGTTATTTAACTCGGTCAAGTCAAGAGTAGCAATAGAAGGGAACCGCTTCTGTATGATAGAAGTGGTAACGATGTTTTGCGAGCAGCCGTTAATAAACGCTGTCCACAACTTGTCTTCAACAGTTTGCTTTAAGTGCTTTGCTAACCAAGGCATAGCAAAGTAGACACCGCCGGGATGAGAACGGTTCTTAAGATGAAACTCATAGAAGCGAAGGAAAACTTCTCTACGATATTCTGGCTTACGGAAGTCCATATCCGCAGTCAGCTCTTTCACTTCATTCTGAGTGTATCTACCAGTCACTGTAATCATAGATTAGGTTCGCTTCCTACAATCCAAAACATAGTTTTATCATTCATGTATTTATCGAAATAGTTCTTGTTGTCTTTCATGTAGTTGAAGATTTTTCCTTCGTACCTAGGATGTAGGTTCACGTCATCATAGGTAAAAGGCATCAAGTCATTGTATTCACAATAACCAGAGCCGTTAAGATTATGATGTTCAATTATATACGGATAATCCTCAGAAGTAAACAAACTATTACCCTTTTGTATAGCACTGAAGTCAAATACATCGGTGTCTACGGTAGTTGCCTGCTGGATAGTCTGTAGACGACGGCGGATAAAATCTGGGTCTTTAGAACCGTAATTTCCGATGCCCATCAAAAGAATCTTCTTTAGATTCTTTGGTCTATATTGAGCAATGCCATATAGCACAGAGGTGACGCTGTTACAACTTCCAGCGGGTACAATCAACGTCTCAATGTGGTCAGGCATATTGGCTACTTGTACGGAGCCAACCTTGTGGAATGCCTCAATCCTATTAGCAGGATTCCTATCCTCATTGACTGTAATGTTTGTTTCCAGAACAAAGTATCCCGCATACTTTTCTTGCGCTAGTTTGTATGCCGTTGCTTCTAGAGTCTTAGCATATCCGACCTTACAAACCTCAAAGGTTGCGCCATACCTGGCAGCAATCTGTAGATTCTTATGATTCTCAAAATCATTAGTACCTACAACGTGTACGCTCTTTAATCCAAAGTGGGCGCAATTAATTGCTACCATCGGATGCTGCGGCGAACCAGTTACTGCGCCTTGAATTACTCCTGTAGGATTAGACACTTTGTTAGCGTACTCGGCAATTAGCCAAATACAGACTCTAAGTTTGGAGCCATTGATGTTACCGTATCCAAGAGGAGCAAACTTATCTTCCCGCTTTAGCCAGATATCACCGTGCTTCTCTACCGGACTCATATCAAGGATGTGGTCTTCCCACTTCGCCTTTTCTCTATCCATTCCAAGTATATTCATATTATGCCCACAAACTGTCTAGAGTACTAGTTTCTTCTTTTCCAAAAAGTCTAATATGCTCGTCGTACAAACCTTCGCCCTTAGCCTTCAAGTAGTTATACCATTCTTCGGTATCCCACATCTTTTCAGATACGCCATTCCACATAGGACGCCATAGAGGGTGGTCTTTATTCTTACGACGAGATTCTACAAAGTCATAACGCGCATCCTCATATTGCTTGCTGCCTAACTCTAGCATCCCTTCGCGGAGATAGCAAACGAGGGAAATGCGTTCACCGTCTTCATAGGTTTCAATAGGAGTATTGCCGTGAATGATTTCGTGGTTGTTAACTAGCAACAAGTCACCGGGGCGAACGTTTACGGCTACACGATACTCAGGAAATACAAGATAACCTCCCGTGTACTTTCCGTTATTAGAAAGAACAAGAAGATTACTTAGACCGTCAGAAAAGTCTCCGGCATCTCGGTGACACGCAGTGCGGAAAGTCTTATTAACTGTAATAGTTGTAAATACAGTTTCTGGCACTAGGAAGTGTGGGTCAATAGTATCAGCAGCTGCGCGTTGATTGTTCCAACGCCACGGCAGCAAATCTTTAAATCCCTTGTTTAGAGACTGTAAGAACGGGAACGCAAGTTTAAACTTCTCATAGTTATGTTGCGTGTAGGAAGTTGCGCGACCGTAGGGAATACGAGGATAACGGTCATACCAGCCAGCGATGCCGGATAGTACCTGATTAGCATAGGTGGTATCTGAAATGTAATAGTCATAGACGTGCGCGGCTTCTTTCTTACGTTCTGCTGCAGACATCTTTAGAAGTTTCTTAAGCCAAGAATCAAATTTAAAGTTGTCTTCTTTGACCTTACTGGCTAACCAAACAAGACCGCGACTAGATTCTACTCCGTCAAAGCGTGCCTTGAGTGCTGCCACGTCTTGCTTAACGTCCGTAGCAATGGCAGTATTCTCTTGCTCTTTCTTAAAGTAATCAAAGAGCTGAACCTGAAACTCAGATACCCATTCACGGTTGCCGCACTTCTCGCCTTTCGGTCCCGCAGCCAAACCGCGATTTTGTGTAGGCAATGCAGCATCACGCAAACCTGCATAAGCATCTTCTTGTTCTTTCTTGCTAAAGAAATTCTTTCTAAACTTGAAAGCGATGCGACGTTCATCAGCGCCCTTGTCGCAATTATCACAATCTTTCTTACATTCTAGAATTTCCGCAGCGTCACAGCTGCGGGGCATATAGCAATCCGTATCTTCTTCTACAAGAATATCATAGTGCGACTCATCTACGAATTGACCCAGCAGGTGCTCACAGTCTAGTTTATCTTTTGCTACAATTACTTTTACCATTGATTCTCTCCGTGCATCATGAACATATTATAATGTATATATTCACAATACACAAATAAAAAAGGGGAAGCATCTCTGCTTCCCCCAGTCACCGAATCGTGACTTATACTTATGCGCCGACTGCCTGACGATACAGGGTCTTGCGCGAACGCGCAACATGGCGGCTCTGGCGGGCATTCGTAAATGCCTCAGAAGCAGTGCCAATGCGGTAAGCATAGGTCTTAACACCACGGCTTGTGGTGTAACGATTGGTGTAAACAGGAACGCCAGCATTGCGTAGACGATAGACTAGGTCGCGAACATTGCTAACCTTAAACATCGTTCGTGCAGCGCGTGACGTCACGCTATTTCCTTCGATTAGATATAGATAAAGAGACTCAGCAGCAGTCATAATAATAACTCCAATTGTTGCCTTATGAAACTCTTGTTGGTCAGGGCAACATTTCTAACCAACAAGATAATTATACCCTACAAATGTTCTAAAGTAAAATTAGAACGGATGTCCATCCAGCGGGACATCCGGCAGAACAGTGTTCGCACTCGGTGCCTCGGCGTCAACCTTGGTGTAGAGGTCAAGGAAACCTGCCTTGGTCTCGCTGTCGAAACGATTCAGGCAAAGTTCGATCGCCTTCTTGCGATCGCCGAAGATGCTGTATGCCTTAGCAATGTGCACCAGACGGCGAGTGCTGATGATGTCGTCCACGCCACCTTCGTTGAAGGTCTTGCGAATGATTTCAGCCCACGTGATGAGGTGGTCAATAAACTTTGCGTCGGTCACGCCAAACTCTTCGAAATTCTTCGACAGAATCTTGCGCTCAGCAGCAACAGGAGGATAGTCCTGCTCAACCGTGATAGCGAAACGCTCGAGGAATGCTTCGTTCAGCGTGTTAGCACCGATGAAGCGACCGTCGTCGCTGCCCTTGCCCTTGGTGTTAGCAGTCGCCAGCACCGTGAACCCCTTAGCAGGATGAATGACCTCGCCAGTCTTCTTGTCGAAGTACGACTTGCCCTCGAGGATAGGCTGAAGGCACAGAAGATCTTCCGTACCATAGTCCGTCTCGTCGAGGAGAAGAACCGCACCACGACGCATCGCGGTAAGCACAGGTCCCTCGCGACGAACGGTATTGCCGTCAATCAATTCATAGGAACCAATCAGCGCATCTTCGTCGCTGCGCTTGGTGATGTTGACGCGAATCAACTCGCGATTGAGTTGAGCACAGATCTGCTCGACCATCAGGGTCTTGCCGTTGCCGGAGAGACCCGTGATGTACACCGGATAGAACACACCAGACTTGATGATGTTCTTGAGGTCATTGAAGAAACCGAACGGCACATAGGTGCTGTTCTTCTCCGGAATGTAGGATTCCGTCACGTTGGCGGCTCGCTTCGTCGGCAGAGCAACAACCTGAGCAACCATGGCAGGTGCAGCAGGAGATGCCGCAGCGACTGCCTTGCTCTTGACGGTGGGCTTGACCGCCACCAGAGTGTCCGCAAGAGTGTAGCGACCGCGACCGATCTTGCGCTTGTTGTCGTTCAGGATGAAGTACGGAATCTTGATTTTCTTCTTCTCAGAATAATCAAGAATTTCCTTGGTGGTCACCTCGACTTTGCCAAAGTGCGCGGCGAGGGTCTTGAGGAGAGCAGCCTGTTCGGCAGGAGTGTAGTTCGGAGTTCGCATGTTGTCAATTCTCACTTGTTTGATATAGTTAAAGTATAGGGTAATTCAGGAAAAACACAATGGTAAAAACTCTAATAGAATCAACCACTTATGTTTTTCCTGTTAGAAGGCAATTTCCTGGGCGAAATTAGCCGCCAGAGCACGGTTGGCACGCTTGTTCAGGTTCATCTGCTTGAACGCGCTGCGCAACTTTGCCTTGCTGCTGGCGTCGACGTTCTCCATAGCGTCGGCGCGATCGCTGGTGCTCATCACCATGAGGTAATACTTGTCAAAGCCAACAACGTTCTTGGTAGCGAAGTAGCCATCGGTCTTGATGGTCTTCCGCAGCGTAGCCTGCTCTATCGCAGTCAAGCCAGGGAAGTACGCAATGTGGCGAGGATTCTCTGCCATGTAGTAGCCAATCATCTTGATGCCCTTGACGGAAAGCGCATTGTGCACCAACTTCTCTACGGAACCGCCCAAGTGGTTGCTGGCGCACTTGATACGCTCTTTGGTAATCGGATCGACAACGTACACGGTGTCTTTTTGCCAATGAAAATTAGGGATATCAACTCGGTTCATGTTGCCTTCACCGTCGGTCATGACGATGACATTGACGTGGTCAACGCCAGTCTTGTTCTTGAAGTCTTCGGCGAGGAAACGAATCGCCGCAGTGGTTTCGATGAGCGGAGTGCCGCCGAGACGGAAACCAGCACTCGCCCAATCCATCGCGGTAACGCAACTGTAATTGGAGAACTGCTCAGCAACAACCGTCATCATGTTGAACGCACGGCGATACAAACTTGCGCTCATGTCAGACGACAAGAACTTGACCAACCGCATTTCGCAAAACGAAGTATTGCCACGGTTCTGCCAGGTAGCCTCGCGACGAGTCATGCGAAGATACATTTGCTCGTCGGTAAAGCCATAGACCTCGAAAGGAATATTGACACGCTTACAGAAAGCACTGAGGACAAGAATCTGGTCAACCGTCTGCCGGAAAATGGAAGACATAGAACCAGACATGTCGAACACCAACTGCATGGCGTGGGACTTGCCCTTGCCGATAGTCGTCACGCGACGGAAAAGATCGTTCTTGACGCGATACTGGAAGAGTTTGCTCGTGTCCAACTGACCACTGCGAGCAACCTGCGCACGGGCATATTCCGTAGCATTCTTGCGCATCTCGAATTCTTTGACCAGGAGGGAGATGTACTTCTTGTTGCGCGTGTTGAATGCGGCAACAGACTTCTGCACCATGGTTTCTAGATGGGCTTTCTTGTGCGCTTCTTCTTCAAAGAGCGCAAGAATCTTGGTCACAGGAACAACGATTCCGGGTGCTGGCTTCGGCAGAGTCACCATGTGAACCTTGCCCGTGCCATCAGAAACCAATTCGGCTTCGCGATTGCGGAAAATGTCGTCGGTGACCGAGGTCGGCTCGAAAGATTCTTGAGCGGCAGTACTGCCAGCGCGAGCAGAAGATCCGCTTTCAGAATTTTCTTCGGCTTCTTCGTCAGAAGATTCTTGAGCGGCAGAACCGCCAGAACCATTTTCGTTTTCTTCGCCGTCAGAATCTTCTTCAGATTCTTCGCTAGAAGAGCCGCCAAAGCCATCTTCGGTTTCTTCAGATTCTTCGCCGTCAGAATCTTCTTCGGATTCTTCGTCGCTAGAATCTTCGTCGCCAGAATCTTCCGTGTATTCCATGTCGTCAAGAGCGTTCTTGAGATCGCTCAGCAGATCTTCGAGATCTTGGGCGCTGTTGACCTTGTCCGTCTCGTTGCTCTTGACATAGTTGTACACGCGATTCGCGATGTCAACCACGTCGTCCCACTGCTCGACATTTGCCGTCTCGCGGACAAACTCGCGCTCTTCGTCATTGAACGGCACGATGACGTGCGCGCCCAACTTGAAGTGGATGTTGAGACGGTCAATGAGGTTCAGGCTGTTGAGGTCATCAATCTTCTTGATGCCGAAGAAGTCGCGATCGAAAAGATCGCGGTATGCCTGCGCAAAGGACTTGGCAAGACCCGGGAACTTGCGCTTGATGCGCTTCTCGATGCGAGCGTCTTCGATGACGTTCAGGAACGACTTGATTTTCTGATTGTTCTTGACGTTGTGATGCCAGCCATCGAACGGAGTGTCGAGGGCATGACCGACCTCATGACCGCAGAGCAGGTCATACATGTAACCGTCCATGTCCTTCCACATCGGGAGGGTCAGAGAACGGTTCTGCAGGTCAAAAGATGCCGTCTGCACATTGCTGTGCTGGACGCTGATGTTTTCCGCTGCCATGAGTCGAGCGAGAACAGACTTTGACTGAATGAGTTCCATGTAATTATAGTACCTGAATTCGTGAAAAAGACAACGCAAAAAAACGTTGCAGAATCAATCACTTATAAGTGATTGCGATTTTGGACTCTGGCGATTGGAGCGGCAGAACGTACCAAGTGCAATCAAATTGCTCGCAATACTCATAGGCATCAGTAATTTTCGCGAACGGACCAACAGTTTCAAATCCGCTGCGCACATTTCCGAACAAAACAACATAATAAGTTTTCATCATAGGTATATTATGAATGAAAACGCGAAAAAGGCAACTACAAAAAACTCAACAAAATCAATAACTTATAGAATCTTGTTCTCTTTCAGCAACTTGGCGCATCTTTTTCAGGTTCTTTTTAATCTTGCGCTGCTCACGCTCGAGTACAAGAGGAGAAACTCGCTTGGTGAACGCTATACCGTCCAAATGGTCTAGTTCGTGCTGTATGCAAACGGCAGGAATACCTTCAAAGGATAAAGTATGCTTGCTGCCGTCAATGCTTTGAAACTCTACTGTGCAAGCATCAAACCTTCCGGTCTCAAGATAGAGTCCTGGAAAGGACAAGCAACCTTCACGCAACTTTGACGCACCACCAGCACGCATTGTAATCTTAGGATTAAACATCGGGAACGCTTCTTTACCCATGTTAATTACGCATACGCGATAAGGCAAGCCAACTTGATTAGCAGAGATACCCATGCCGTTGTGATGCGTCATAGTCTCAATTAGAGATAGAGTAAGATAGCCCAAGTCAATCTGCGGGTCAGCAAAGTTAATTGGTTGTGTTGGCGTGTAGAGGACGGGGTCATACTTGTCTACGAGTTTAAACAATTCAAACTCTACTAGATTACCATCAATGTATTTAATTTTCTTGCTCATGTTATAATCCTCGAGAAATTCTGTTTCTTTTCAAATCTAATTGCGTTCGCAAACTTATCAAACATCTGGTCTTTGTGCGAGATAACGAACACGTTAGTATTCGTTGGTAACACTTGAAGTATCTGAAGCAACGCATCATTGCCCTTACCGTCTAGACTCGAGTCAAATGTTTCGTCTAGGATAAGCAAGTTAGTGTTAACGCTGTTCTTCATGCGGGCAATAGACCGCCAAGTGAGCAACAAAGACAAGTCAATACGCGACTTCTCGCCTTCAGAAAAGTTAGCATAACTAAAATCATCGCGATGCCTTGACTTGATAGTCTCTTTAAATTCTTCATCAATGTTGAAGTTGACGAAGAAATCCATAGCAGCAAGATACTTATTTACTTGCTTGTTGATGATAGGTAAGTATTGCTTGATAATCTTTGCCTTGATGCCACCGTCTTTTAGCAGTTGCGCAGCGATGTCATAGTATTGCTTTTCGTCAATTGCTTCTTTTCTGCGGGCAAGATAGGTAGTCAGTTCCTCAACTAGTTTCTTAGACTCTTCCTTTGAGTCGGCACTGATAGTTTTGTTTTCACTCAACTTATCAATCTCTTTTTGTAAAGAGATGTTATGCTTTTGCAGATGGCTAATTGATACGCCATACTTGGCTACGTTGGCTTGGTGACTTGAAATGGTCTTGTTAACCACTTCAATCTCTGCGATTCTTGCAGTAACAGTCTCTTGCTCTGCCTTTAACTTCTCAAGACCCTTATTGTATTCTTCAAACTTGCGTTCGCATTCAACAATCTTTTCGCCTTTAAAGGTAGACTCTAGCACCTGCTTACAAGTCGGGCAGTTATCGTTATCGTGATAGAACTCAAACTCTTTTTCCGTCTTGCTAATGTTCTGCTGAATCTTAGCCTCAAAACTAATCAACTTGTTGTTCTTGCTTCTAACAGCAACGAGGTCAGATACTTGCTCAACTAGACTATCAATCTGAGTTTGCGTAGCATCTTGTTCTTCTTGATAAGACTTGATAGAAGCACGGTTCTCTTCAATCTCTTTTTCTTTCGCTTCAATCATGTCTAGATTGTTGCGTTTCATTTCATCAATGTGCTTCTTATGCAATTCAATCTTGTCTTTGATATTCTCTAACTTGAGTTTGAGTTCTGCTATCTCAGACTTGAGTTCTGCAACCTTTAACTTGACCACGTTATTCATATCAGAAAAAATCTGAATATCTAGCAAGTCTTCGATAACAGCGCGACGGTCAGCCGCATTCAATTGCATAAAAGGAGTAAACGACGCACTGCCCAAGATTACAATTTGTGTAAACGACTTATGGTTCATCTTAAGGATAAGACGTTCAAGCATATCTTGATAGTCTTTAGCCTTAGAATCTTGGTTGAGCAGTTCACCGTTTTGATAGATCTCGAAGACGTTAGGCTTGATACCTCGGCGAATCAAATAGGTCTTTTCGCCTAGAGTAAAAGTCAACTCAACAAGGCAATCCTTGTTGTTAATTGAGTTAACCAGTTGAGGCTTGTTGATGTTACGGTATGGCTTACCAAACAACGCAAACGTCATAGCATCAAGCAAGGTAGACTTGCCTGAACCATTCTCGCCAACGATTAGAGTATTTGCGTGCTTGTCTAGGGCGATTTCGTTATAGACGTTGCCCGTGGACAAGAAGTTTTTCCACTTGATTGATTTGAATATAATCATGATTCTATAGTCAATGCTTCCGTGTAGATATCGCGAAGGATAGTCTTGAGTTTGTTCTTATCCAAGTCAACTTCGATACCATCAATGTACTTATCCAAGATCGTTGTGGTATCATCTGCTTGGTCAACTTCACCTATTATATCTGAATTCGTCACATCAGTAAAGTCTTCGACAATAGAAACGTCCACAGGACCTGCTTTGATAAGGTTGTCCATAAAAGTTTCAAACAAGAAAGTATTGGTCTTCTTAGCAACAATCACTTTGACATACTTACCCTTAAACTCGGACATATATGCTTCGTCTGTTGCTATTGATAGATTCAATTCTTCTTCATTGTAAAAGATCTTCCGGAAGATAGTGTACGGGTTGGCTTTAAATTCTAATGTACGAGTATCCGTATCGTAGATGTAGAACCCGCGATTATCTTTGTAGTCTGCCCAAGTCATTTCGCCGGGAGCGCCAACATAGATGATATTGCCCTTAGATGATGGGTGATGAAAGTGCCCAGTCATTACGGTTTCATACCGCGAAAGCATAGAAGGCTCAAATCCTTCATGACACACATTGCCCTTGTCCATCTCAAAGCCAATCAGCTCAAAGTGTCCAAGACAAATTTCAGACTTGCTTCGCGAAATAAATTGTCTGACTTCTTCTTCGTTGCTTTCACATATCCAAGGAATGACGTCTATGTTTAGACCGTCAAACGTTGCTGTAACGGGTCTATTGTATACCGCAACGTTTTCGTATTCACCTAGCACTAGAGATGTAGAGTTGACTTGAAGAGTATTCTTCCAATAGACGTCATGATTACCAAGCAACGTATGTAACGTAATGCCTTTCGCCTCTAGTTCATCAAAGAAGTATGTCTTGACTTGTTCTAGCGTATGAAAATTGATATACTTACGACGGTCAAACAAGTCTCCTAACTGAAAGATATCTTTGATGTTATTCTCTACCAAGTAGGGGAACAACGTATTCTGATAGAAGTTCTTATACAACTCATGGAAGATAGGACTGTCATTACGCATACCGAAATGAGTGTCCCCAAGTATACAAATCTTCATGCTACTCCTCTACAAACTTTTCCAAGTTTATCTTTTTCAACTTCTTTTCTTTCTTTGCGTTTTCAAAGTTTTCGATAAACTCAGAGATGTTTTCGTACAATTCAAACTGTCTATTCTGACCATCATCAGATTCAAGTTGTTCAAACTCATCCATGATACCAGACTGTTCTGTTGCTTTGTACTTCACATACAACTGCTTCTTCTCGCGATGAATGCGCCTCAAGAAAGCATAATACGCTATTTGAGTGAAATAGGCAAACGGATTTGATGACTTTTTAGGATCGAAGTTGCTGGCGTACATCACACAGTTTTCTATTGCGTCTGCTACCATCTCATCTCTAAACGAATAAGACAAGAAGTTAGGTTTGTGTGATAGGTTTTCTGCAATCTTCATGAATGCTTCTGCAGCATACCTAGGAATCTCTGGTTTCTTGTTACCCTGCTCCTTCGCGATGTCAACTGCCATTCTATACTTGGACATTTCTGCCAAGAAAACTTTGTTATCAATGTAATGATTTTTCGCCATAAAATACTTTACTACTCTTTGCTAAGTGGGTATAATTCAGTATGTCTGGTTTGAAGTAATATATTAAGTACTATACTACTAATGTACAGGTTTATCTTTCTTCTCAATCATTGCTTCAAACAATGATACAACCTTACTCGCTTCTTCTACTTTAGCCTTCTTCTTAGAAGGCTTTTTTACTTCTGAGTTGTAGAAAAACTCAGTTGCTTGTTCAAACTGCTCAACGAACTCTGCTGCTACAGGCACAGAAATAATAACAATCTCTTTAGAGATGTCAACTTCTTTGACTCCTACTACGGACTGCGGTAGATACTCTTTCATATAGAGCAACTGACGTCCTTCTTCCATAAACGTTTCTACTTCAACAATTAGTGGATACTTGAGGTGAACGCTATCTGCGTTCTCTGTAATTTCTGCAACTATTTCTTCGCCAGTGGCTAGGCGAATAAACTTGATGTTTTCGTTCATTGTGATATCCTTATATTTTTAGTAGTGAATTTAAATCGTTCTTCACTATAAAATTTCACTCGCTCTTCAAAATGCTTCAGCGTATAGTTCACTTTATCTTTATATCTTAAGTCGTCGGCGATATCATATAGCACCGCTTTTTCTTTGTTGTCTCCTAATCGTAAGCCACGTCCGATTGATTGGAGAGTTCTAATTTTGCTCTTGGTTGGAGAAGCGAAGATAATATTATGTAGGTTACGGATATTGATGCCTGTAGAGAACGTTCCGTATGATGCCACGATGATAGCATCTTGTTCAGTTTCAGTAATAGCGCGAACTAACTCGCGGTCTGTTACATCAACGTTACCATGAACAAAGAATACTTTGCGCCCTTCTGCTACACTTTCTAGTATCATATTGTTAAGCACTTTGCCGTGCTTCTCGACGTAGTTGAATAGAATAAGAGTGTTGCCTTTAAGATTGATAGCAAGGTTCTTTATGAAGTTATTTCTTGCTTCGTTGGCTACAATGAAATCTATTTCTTCTTGATAAGACTTATCGCGTAGTTCTTTAGCAACTTCTTCAGGGTACTGTAGCACTAGTGCCTTAATAGAAAAGTCTGCTAGTTGCCCTCTATCAATTAGTTCTTTGGTAGAGATAACTTTTTTAACAGGACCGAACAAACCTTCAAGCACTAGTTTATTGACCTTGCTATCATGAAGCGTACCAGTCATGCCTATGCGGTAATCGCAGTTCGTCAACTTGGTCATAATTTGCGTTAGTGACTTGGCTTGGAAAGTGTGTGCTTCGTCGCCTATGATAAAGTCAAAAGTTGTAAAGTACTTCTTAGGCAACTCGTATAGCGACTGCCAAGTAGATATGGTTAGAAATTTATTCGTCACCTTATCTTGACCTGCGTATATCTTTTGGCAGTACTTTTCTACATCCCAACCATAAGATGCAAAGTCCTTATACATCTGCTCAACTAGGGATACCGTAGGAACAACCAGCAAGCCATGCTCTTTAAACTCTTGCATATGCCTAACGATAAGATATGCAATTAAAGACTTACCAGATGCTGTTGGGGATATGATTACCATTCTTTTTCTAGTAGCAGCATACGTTACTGCTTGTTCTTGGTAATCGCGCACTTCGACAGGAAGTTCTATATCTTTAAACAAGTCCGGTGAAAAGTGTGCCGGACCAAAGTAGTTCGTCTTATTTTCATAAGTGTAGTTGTGTAGTTTACAAAACTCAACAACATGAGGAACAAGACCTGCGTATATCTGCTGCGTCTTTAACGAAAACAGTCTTATCTTACCGTCCCAATACTTGTTCCTAAAAGCAGGAGAAAATTTAGCGTCAGGAACATCATAGGTAAAGAACTCAGATAACTCTTGCCCAATAGAAGGTTCACAAAGAACCTTTACAAATGAATTGTTGAATTGAGCAAGAATTACATCAGCCATTAATATTGTCCTTGGATGAATCGTTCCCAAGCCATGAATTCTTTCAACTGCCAAGTACGATTGTTTAGTTCTTTCATCACGTTAGTGCAGAAAGATGCTGCTTCTTCGTGATACGCCTGTTTGCGCTTTAGTTTAGTTAGGTCGTCGTCGCCGTCAAGGTAGACGTTGATATCTTGCTTTAGCGTAAACTGAAAGGGTTCCCAACCATACTTAGTCAAGTCGTCTTGCGACATTTTGCCGTTGTAATACTGCCACTTAATCTTACGCATCTTAGCGTAATCGTATCCGGCTTTCTTCGCCGATAGATTGTGCAGAGTAAGAAACTTGTTGTACTTATTGTGCAATATGGGGATACGCAGGATTTCTTTTCCTGGCTCAGTAGAGTCTAACTCTGAGTCTTTTGTCCATGCCTCAATAATTGCTTCAAGAGGGGGAGTTTCAATTTTTGTAGCCATAACCTTACCATAATATAACAGACTATACTAGTCTACTATACTTTAACGAAAAAGTCAAACTCTTTCTATGTTGTAATAGTCGAAGCGAAAAGATGCGTCTGCAGTAGCGACGTATTCTGCGTTATCTGCTGCGTTGAAAAGAATGCTGCCTAGAGTCACAGGGAAAAGATTTGCAAATTTGATTCGCAGATTAACGTTATTCTTATTCGTGTAGATAGATAAGATTGCGTCTGTATATTGTGGCGCAAGACCGACGCTCTTTCTATAGTTAGACACGCTGGACAATTTTCTTAAATCCCCGTATTCTTTAAACTCTACCGGGAAAGTCATGTTTCTTATCCAATCATGAATCTGTTGCCAACTTTGCATGTCTTCATCAATAAGGAAAGAAACATTTAGCATATCGTATGCTAGTTTTTCTCCAGGAACATACAAATCAACGAATGGGGTATTGTATGGAATTTCGCTCAATGATACGCCAGGAAGATTGACAGACTGACAAAAGAACGTCATTCCCGGTAGGCGAGAAAACGTCAATAAGAATTTGTTAGTTTGTAACAAATCTTTATTTGTAGGATTTCTGTTAATAACTGTCATGATAGTCCTCCTGTTTATTTAGGTAAAAAAAGAGGGGGCATTTCTGCCCCCTCAATTCGACTATTATTGTTATTATAGTCTTCGCCGCTATTAGATAGCGTTGATGTTGGTGATAGCAAACTTACGGTAGTATACGTTCGTACCGTTGCTAATCGTACCAGTGCCAGCAGCAGTTGCGCCATCAGCGAACGGATTCTGTACCATGCCGTAGCGGGTCTTGAATCCAACCTTTGGCTGATAGTTGTCTGGGTCAATTGCACGGACCATCTGTAGAGGTACATATGGGCAGTAGAACATACCAGCGTCATAAGGATTTGTACCCTTATAACCAACTACGCAATAGTCATATCCAGTTACTGAGTATGGGTCAACATAAACCTTTAGGCGACCGAATAGAGTACCGGCAAATGTGTTGCCTGTATCGTCAACGGTTAGGTTTGTGTTGTTGCTCAATGCTGAATTGTAGTCTAGTAGACCAGTCATTGCAAGTGCAGATGCTACGTCTGTAGAGACGATTAGCATGTTGCCCTTACCGCGACGGGTATCCTTAGCAATCTTATTACATGCTCTTTCAATATTGAATAACAAGCCCTTGTACTTTTCTACCTGCCAACGTCCGCCTACACCGTCAGAAACAGTAGCAGCGTTTGCAAGATTTAGAACAGCAGATGATGGGGCTAGGATACCAACGTTTGCTGTTGCGTAGACTGTACGGACAACTTCGCGGTTGATTTCAGCAAGAATTTCAGTTGACAAAATATTTGTCAATTCTGTTTCTGCGTCTAGACCGTGAATTGCCTTGAGGTCTTGTGCAAGTTCTAGTGTGTAAGAAGCCTGTAGACCACGTGTCTTAGCGGTTACAGATACACGCTCAATGCTGAATGCCATGTTGGCTAGACCAAGCGTTTCGCCTGTTGCCGTGCTAACTGGTGCACCGACGTTTGCCAATAGAATTGCAGCAAGGTTGCCTGTGCCAGCAACGCCTGAAAGCAATGGAGGAACATTTGCAGTCAATGCAGCTGTTGTGTCACCAGAGAATGTTGTATTGGCTTCACTGTAGAATGCTTCTGTACCGTTGTTTGCACCATAACGTGTACGCATTGCGAAAATCAAACCTGTAGGACCTGTCATTGGCTGAACGCCGCAGATGTCATAAGCCATTAGGTTTGGAAGTGCGCGACGAACAAGACCAATTAGGATTGGGTCAAAACCCTGAATTGCGCCTGATGTTGGTGATGTTGGTGCAACGTTGATAGGTGTTGCTTCGAAAAGATTACGCACATTTTGCGATTCTTCCATAATTGCGCGCTCTTGGTTCTCAAGAACAACGGCAGTTACGGCACGCTTGTAGTTATCATCGATCTTTGGAAGATCTGGGTGGTCTAGAACCGGACCCCATTTTGCGGCATGTGTTTCTGATAGATACATTTAAAATCTCCTAAATTTAAAACTTTTTAGCAATTACCGAGGAAGGGTCTTGCTAATTGACTTGACGTAGTAATCCATTGTAGCCGATGCTTCTGCTGGTGCAGTTGTTTCTACGATTGTAGCAGGAGCCTCAACCTTTGCGGTTCCCTTTGCAGGGAAATAGTTTTCACGGATTACTGATAGTTTTTCAGTATATTCACCTTCTGTGGTGTATTCGACGCCCTCTGCGAGCGCCTTAATCTTCTGAACCTGTACCTCAGTTAGACCCTCGCATGTCTTGCGTAGGATTTCCTGAGCCTTTGACTCGTTGAGTGCCTTTTGTACTTCTGCCTTAGCAGTTTGTTCTGCTGCTAGGGATTCTTGAAGTGCATCAATGTTGTTGGCTAGTTCATCAACGAGGTCAATCTTATCTTCTGGTACTTCAATGTAGTGTTCTGCGAATAGTGACTTTAGACCAGAAATAAAGCCTTCTGCGATTTCGGCACGTAGACCTGTATCAACAGCAACTTCATT